CATCAAACAACTCATCATTTAGTTTTGCAACCAATCCAGTTTGTTGTACTAGTTCATTAACTGAACGTACAATATCAAATGGTGTGCCAAATTCATCGGTAAAGCCTTGAACTAAAGAACCAGTAACGGTTGACATAAAGCCAGATTCAGGTAGTCTAGACAATTGAGTAAGTGCATCAACAGTTTGACCACTTCCGTTTACTACTGTGTCTTTTACTGTACCGTCTGTATTGAAACAAAAACCATAACTTGCATTTGCAGCAGAACTTGCATCAAATTTGTTTTCGAATATCATAACATCTACGACGTAGTCTGATACTTTATCTTGAGGTAAAAGATATGCAGGCATTTCTCTTCCTAATGTAGTGTACCAACGCTCAAACGTTAATGTAGACAGTGCAGGTTGTCTAGATTTTCTGACGAAAACTGATAGACTAGATACACCAATATTTGCAAAAGTTAATAGTTTGTCTGTGTTTGTTTGAGACAGTAGTTGACTAGGGTCTATTTTCCAAAACTGTTGAGTATTATACAATGAAGTATAAGGTACTTGTTTTGCTGTGCCATTTACGACATTTGCAACAGTTGACAACTCTTGCAAGCCAGCAAGGTCGATTTCATTATCAAAAGTCCGAAGGTTTATTACATAAATTGGACCAATGGCCAACATATATGATGCACTTCTTGCAGACCAGTTACCTCTTCTTTCATCAGCATCAGAAACACTATCAAATATTGAAAAATATTCGTTTTCTGTGCGTACTAAAATTAAAGAATTAACTGAACCTTTGCGACTGTTAATAACTAAGACTCTTGCTCCTTGCGGAGCTTCAGCCGTTGGTGTAGATTCAACAACATCAGTGATGAATTTAACACCCGGCGCCTTAAATCTTGTTAATTGAGACGGTAAAGCCATGTTCGTTTGTATTTTAAATTAATTATTTGTTATTTTAGAATATGTATTCATTATTGAAAATTGGCATCATTTTTTTGTCCAATGCAATTTAAAATAGTGACTTATGTGTAAATTAAGCCCTTATTTTTCTTAAGCGTAAGGACAATGTCACTTATTTGAACTTTTCTAAGTTGAGACGTTATGATAAACAGAGTGCAGTTAAGCCCATCAGCAAGCACTACAGTGTCACCATTTGCTAGTTGAGCAGTTATTGAACTGGTTGAACCAGCAGGCACAAGATCAAACAGTATTATTTTACTGTCAAAACTTGTAAAAATGCTGTTTGATATGTCATAGCTTTTTGTTTCTGGTTTTGTATTAACTAGTACATTCAGTTTTATCGTCAATTGTACCGGTTGCTGTTGACCACTAATGCTTTTTGTTATGCCCGACCTAACCATTTCGTATAGTCGATTAGCATCATTAACAGAACGACCGCTACTAGCAATTGCACTAAGTCCTAGTTGAGGCCTAAACCTATCAGTACTAACAATCTCAAATTCTAATTTTTCTGATTCGTCATGCCCAATTGTAAATTGATGGTGACTTCGATACTCAATGTGCTTCATTTATACGCTTTTTAGCATTTGTTTTACTTCTTCCGATAGGCCAGACATGTCTTCATTTTCTATGTCGGATGGGTGTCTATATTGTATTTCGTTTAGTGCCACATATTCTTCAAGCCAAAATTGAAATTCTGGTTCGTTTAACTGAGCCCAATAAGAAAAGTTTACTAATGGCATTACCTTATCGTCATGTCCGATTGATGCAGCATAGTTACCTTTGCTGTTTCTTTGGAAATTTTCAATTTCTTCTATAGTTGTGGCGTCGTGGATAATCATATCTTGATTGTCTAGTAAAGTCTTAAACGATTTAACACCTACTTTTTTAACCTCAACGTTAGTTCTAAGACCTTTTATTTTCTTATTTGAGTCAGAATTTCGCTTAAACTTAACAATAGATTCAAAAGGAACCTCGATAGTTGATGTTGTTTCATCCTGCAAACATTTAAAGAAATATTCGCCGTATGTATTTTGTTCGACCAATAGTTTGCTATAGTCTGGATTCAATGCTGCGAATAGTTCACGGGCAACAAGTGCAAATTCACTGATTTCGAGTGTGTTGCATGCAAAAAAGCCAATTTGCTCATATAAAAACTTACTCGTTTTTTCGTTAAAACCGACTCTAAGTATTTGAATCGTGCTGTAATCTTGACCTAAACCTTCTGCGATATCAACAGTTAAGCAAAACACGTCTACATCAGGATCAATTTCTACCTCAGGATGAACATATAGAAACTCTTCATAATTCGAAAGAATATCAAATTGATCAGATACGTAATCTGTCTTTTGCTTCATTAGTCTACGCATAGTCTTAGCAGCAAGTAAAGTTTCAGCATGCACATCAAACGACATTTCATACTGCTGTTTAAATTTGCTAAGCCCAATTGAACTTATTTCATCTTGAGCCCATTTAAGCGTTTTGCCTGGTATTTCCCACCAACAAACTTTACTTGCACGCATTCGGTTTTTACCTTTTATTGCGTCGTTAAACAGTGTAAAAAAGTGTTCCTTACCGTATGGTGTTGAACTAATTATAAGTTTACACAAACCTGACTCTTTTTGTGAAGACAGGACAGGCTTAGCATTGGCTAAAAAGTCTTTTTGGTATTCTACTTTATTTCGACCTTTACCAACAAATGCAAATTCATCAATATAAAGTATGTTACAAGTCTTACCGTTAAGTGCATCAATAGTTGTTGGTCCGGTGTACATTCTACAACCATTGTCGAATACAACAGTACTACCATTGTAACCAATAATTCCAGCCTTTAGGAAAAATGGCAACTCCTTATAAATAGACTTAATTTTAGACAAAACTTCACCAGATGTACTTGATTTATTAGCCAGTAGTGCAGCATGTTTATCTGCATTAAATAGCATAGCCCATATAATATACAAAGAAGTACCAATTGTTTTACCACTTTGTCTTGACCACCCAAGTATAATTTCGTCGTTGTCTATGTAGTCTTTTATTTGCTTTAGTTGATAAGGCCGAAGTCTAAAATTACCTATTTTACCATCAGGTCTTTTAATCTTACAGTATTTTTCAATGAAGTACATAATGTCCTTAGAACACTTGATAACTTCTAATATTTCAGCGTCACTATACTGGAAAACTAGATTGCCTTTTCTTAAGTCTGGATTCTTTTCAAAAAACGGAGAAGCCTTTAATTTTTGACCTACTCGTATTGCGTCTAATGCCCACTGCACAGATTGTGAAGTCCAAACTGTTCCAGTTGGAGCATCACTTTCTATTTCACTATGAACCCTAGGGTCAAAAATTGTCTGTGCCATCCTTTTTTTTTTTTTTTTTTTATTTAATCCTTAAGACTTGATTAACATAAATCATATCTGTCGTTAATGAATTTAACATTTTAATATTGGCAACTGTTGTGTTATACCTATTTGCAAGTGCGCCTAAGGTGTCACCACCACTAACAGTATGCATAGTGTCCTTTGTTGGTGAATTGCTAGCAACTGGTGTTGTTGCAGCAGACAAGATGTCTTTTGCGACAGCCCTTGCTAATTCTACCTTATTCTCTTGATACTTTTCCATATCACTTTTATTTGTGATGAAGCAAATTTCAGGCAGGACGTTTTCTCCTGTAAGGCGCATCCAACCTAATCGGCCATGATGTGATTCCATTTCGGACTTAACACCTTTGTTTCCGCGGTGATTACCTCTAAGTGGTATCGACAGGATACTTCCTATTGACTTTGCTATGCTTAGTGCTAGGCTGTTTTCAAGAGCAGTACTGTCGTGTGGTACAAGGACCTCTGTGCCTGTTGCTGCTGGTGTTGCTGCATTCCAATGAAAGTCGACAACAATAGAATTTGACTTTGTCTTATTTCTAAAAAGTCTAATTGTCTGAGATGTAAAGTTTCTGTTGTCATCAGTAACAACGTTGCAGTAACCAAATTCATCAGTTAGAAAGTTGAATACTAAGTCTCTAAATTCAACTGTTAGGTCACCTTCTACATAGCCATTACCTGCAGCACCTCTATCTTTTCCCTTTACATTGCTGTGACCAGCTGATAAAAAAATATCACGTTTTGTTTGCTTTTTCATAATTGTATTAATTTTAATTTGTTTCTAGTTATGCGTCTTTTTTAAGAAATGACCACACAGCGTCCCTGTTTCTTAGAACATCAGCCTCACCAAAGTCACCCCAATTTGTCGATTGTATCATTTGTGTTTGCAATTCAGTCAAAACGCTTGGATTAGTACTGCTACTATTAAGTTGATCCCTTGTTTGATTGTCGAAAACATTAGTAGGTTTCATGTAAGTTCGACCTTTACCTGCATTAAACATAGATTCTATTGCAGCTCTATCTCTTGGTTTGGCGTGTTTCATTTTAACTACTAGCTTTAATTCTGTTGGAAAGTCATCATATCCAATTTTATCACCAAAACTAATTGTTGAATCGTCCATAATAAGGTCACCTGCAACTAGTATTGGGTTCATTGGATTGCCAATAGTTACGTGCCATGGTCCTATTGGGTTTCCTGTTAGTAATGAATTCATAACAGGTATACCTGGTCGACCAAGCACATTAAGCATTTTACCTAGTGCCAAGTTCATAGCATTGTTTGCTATGTTTTTAAGTGTATCTTTTGCTGATGATTTCTGAGACATTGTACCTAAAAGAGATTTCATTGATGTAGTCGACGTTTTGACAAAATCATTAAAGTTTTTAGGTGACAATGCTTTCATGTCATTCATATATTTTGATGGTTGTACACCAACCCAGTGCCTTGCGCCACCCCAAAATTTAGCGTCGTTAGTTGACATTAGGACTAAGTTTGAAAGCAGGTCTATGAATGCTGCCTTTTGATTAACACCATTGATTGATCGCATTTCATATGAAAACTCTAGTTCAATGTTATGTTCAAATTTTAATCCAATTTCTCTTATACTTGCAGAACTAATACTATCAACTGGACCATATACCCTATTGCTGTCATGCTGAGGATCGTAATTAACCCGGTTTGCACCAGCTAATGACTCTTGACCGTACTTAGGATCAACAACTTTCATTGCTTTACCCACAACACCACCAATACCGTTTTGATCACCAAGCATTTCAGCCCGTTCCGATGCACTGTCTAATTGCTTCCATTTTAGACCAGAAGAAAAAGTTAAAATATCTGAAAGCTTATTTTTTTCTTGGTCAAAGTAAGTTATTGCCCTGCAAATATCTGGTTCAGGTTGACTTGTTTGACTAAAAATATCATCATTAGTTGCAAAAGCGAAACGTCTTAATGTTATTAATCTATTTAGTGGCATTTTACCAAATTGACTAGCATATAAGAAATCATCTGCAGAATAAACACTTGCACCTTTAGGTTGCTCGACTAGGTCTTTTGCTGATATGTTAGCATACAGGTCTGCTTGATCTCTAGACTCTTCGTCAAATAGTGGGTAGTTATTAGAACCACTAGACTTAACTCTTAGGTTAAAATATGGATTTGACGACCTAGGCAATTCACCAATATTAGTTGCAACTGGATTGCCATCTGCATCTCTAATATCTTCTAAGCCTCTAGGTGTTTCAGTTGGGCCAACATCAGTATATCGTTTTGCTGCATTAGGCAGTTTTGACTTTTTATCTTCATCTACTCGATGAGGTGATGTATAAAAAGGTGATGTGTCTTTAGTTTCTATTATTGAGTTGTCCGACATACTAATCCTGTTTATTATATGTATAACAAGAAAAAAACGCTTGACTTTATCAAGCGTTCAGTATATGTAATCTGTAATGTTTTTGTTATTGTGCCATTTTGTTAAGTTCTGCGTGTCGCAGTCTAATTGTATCTAACGAACTCTTTAGGTGGCTAGATACAATATCTACTGTTTGTTCACAGATAGCATTTATGTGTTCTCTTGTCACGGCAACATGGACAGAAGAGACTACTAAAGTTAAGTGTCGGTATCGTTTGCTAAATTTTTGCTCAAAGGTTGACATATCAACAAGCAAGTCAAAACAGTCTAGCGACTTTAGTTGACCTCTATTCGCCGCAGTATGCCAAGTTCTAAAACGGTTACGATGTACATGCAGCTGAGCCCATTCTTTAGTCTCTAGCAATTCTTCTATGGCTAAAAAGTATGTTACTGCGTCATTATTTATTTTACGTTTAGCAACTGTACATCTAAATCTAGTGTATAAGAAAGGCTCTGTTACACTAGCGGCTATAGCATAACAGTATTCACCAACTTCAAATAGTCTTTGATCAAAAATCGTTTCATTAGACACTTTGCTTAGCTCTATCATTATCGTCACGTAAGTTATTGCTAACTGCTTTACTTACTTGATTAAAGAAGTCTTCTGTTTGTCCTTGTAATAGTTCCATAATAACATCTGATACTACTTCGTATTCAATATCCATAGAATTGGCTACGATCTTTAGTTTGTTAATGTCACAAGGTATAACTAATTCAAAATTAAGAGAAAGTTTACTTTGCTTGTTCTTAGACTCTTGCATTTTAATTGCGTCGTGTATAAATTTATGCTTACCTGAGATTGGTTGTGGCTCTTCTGGCTTTGTCTCTTCATAAACTTTTGCTTCAGGTTGCCCTAAGTCATCAACAAGAGGTTTAGGTTGCCCTACGTCATCAACTTTGGTTGCTTTGACTTCAGGTGGTTCAATCGTATCTTTTTGTTCTCGGATAAGGTCACGATCCATACCTTGCATACCAGACATAGACTTAAATGGATCACCAAAATCATCATTAACTTTAGTCCAATTTGATTTTAGTTCGTCGACTGGTATGTTTTTGCCTACCGCTTTAGCCATGTTGCCGTCAATTTCTATAACATATATAACTTCTGTGCCGCCAGTGTTTGTCTTTTTTGACCACTGACCACATAATTCTGGGAATGCTTTTGCCATTTTTTAATATTTTATTTTAGTAAATTAAACAATCACAGCCAATAGTTAGCAAGAAAAAATGCTATAAAGGTAAATACGTTCTTCTTCGTTGTACAACTATTTTTAATGAAACTTCTTGAACAGGTCCGTTACCTTCATGAAGTGCAAATCTTCTAACAGTTGATCCGCTAACTGAACCTGTGACTACTGCTCTTGTTTCTTGTGGTGCAAATATTGGTTCTCTATCAGCACTGCCTTCTCTAACTGTAAGTAGTGCAATAACTTGTAAATCATTCCATGTTACTCGTTCTGCTGCTGTTGCAGAAGCGTCAGGGTATATTTCAATATCTACGAAATCATAGTGACCACCTAGGCTTGTTCTTTTCCATTTAACTAGACTTTTTATAACAGTATGACCGGGTCCTACAGCATCAAACGAAGAGTTCGTTGCTGTATATTGTCCTAATGACACCCAAGTTGTAGTTTGACCGTCATAAATATCAAACGTTCCTGTTACAACAACCATTGGTCTATTTATTCGCATAAACTCTGAAAGATATATGCTTAGTGCTGTTTGATTTGTTGCAGACCAATGCAATTGGCTAACTGGCCCATTAATACCTAAGAAAACATTAGCATAGTCTTCAGAATCAATACGTCTGACGTGACCAAATTCATCCAATGTAATGTTTTTGACTGCCTCGGTCGGCTGTACATTGTTTGTTGACGTTGCAGTTGTTCCTGCATGTCTAATTCTTAATTCATCTGCAAAAGAACCAGATACAACAATCGCTGAGTCTCCAGTTGGAACATCTATGTTGGTGACTGTTTTAGACCATGCAGAAAATTGCCATTGTGCAGTACCTGCCTTTTCAGCAGTCCTAAACCATTTAACACCAAGCATGTAGTTACCTAGTGTGCCGCCAGTCATTGTTACTTCTTGCAACATTCTATTTTTTGTGCCACCATTGTCAATGACAAAAGTGTTGATATGCATGTCTGCTGGTGCAGCTGTTACATTAGGCAAGAAATTAGAAATTGCAGTACCTATAGCAACGAGGCTGTTACCATGAACAGTAATGCTATTTAGGTTAGTAGCAGACGCATACCAAACAGTTTTCTTAAAATATGTTGATGTGTCTTGATTTTGTAGATCAGTTACATCCGATTCTAATGCATCCAGTCTAGTATTAACTGCAATTCTATAATTAGCAACGGCCAATGCTGTTAGTAGTTGAGAATTTGTTGCAGTTGTCGGCATAGCAGTTAGGACTGTGTATGCTTTAATTAGTTTACCTGTTGCATCGGTTGACAATACATTTGCATCTACAATTGATTTTAAATATGTGCCTTCTGGTGCCCAAATTTCTAACTTTGCGTTTGCCTTGTTTGCTAGTTTTACTGTGTTACCAGACCAAGAAAGAAATTCAGATGTTAGGACACCAGCCATGATTTCAAGAGAAGTCGTTCTAATAACACCTCTGTTTGCTCGTATTGTTACCGCATCATCGCTTAGTTGAATATCTGAGTATTCATTTTCTAATGGTGAATATGAACTTGTTAATATCGTTGAATTAACAGAACGATACAGTCGACCAAATTGTCGTATAGATTCTGAGTTTCTGTGACCAAAAATAAGTCCATTTTTGTATGAGTTTTGCAATATAACTTGGGCAGCAAAGTCGTCTATGCCTGGTGCATAGTTATTAGTGTGTATTCGTTGAGTTTCTTGTAACAATTCATGATATCTAACTGGTGATCCAGCTATCAAACACATTTGAGTGTCTGTTGTTACATCTTGTTCAGTTGCAGCAACAAATTTATGTGTCGGTAATGCAGCGCCTGGGCCAGAACTGCTAACCAATATGTCAATAATAGAGTCATTGTTAATATTTTGATTGACTGCTGGGCTTGCATCAGTGTTATTTTTGGCCACCGCAGCATAGTTTCTAAACGAACCGTTTGTTTGGTTGCCGCCTTGAAACAATTCATTAAAAATTGCACGAACTCTAGATTCTGATAAAGATGAAACTTGAGCAAATGTTACACCAGTGTCTGTAAACTGGACTGTTGTTTGGTTGCCGTTAACGACTTCTGACAATTCTATGATTTGACCTTCTGGCAAAACTAAAAGATCACCAATAATTAATTCATCGTCGCTAGGTATGTCAAGAGAAGAAAACAATAGAGCAGAGTCATTGTCAAATGATTGATTTATAAACGCTAAGTCAACTTCAGAAGCATCTGTAATATTGTAAACATTTTGCATGTCTGACATTTTCACGAAAACCCATTTTGATCCTCTAATACCAACACCGGCTGGTCCTGTTACAGATAAACCAGGCTGACCTTTAAACCCAGGTAGATTTAAAATTTGAGTCAAATTAAAGTTCATGTCTTCAACAAATTTTGGCCAATCTGATGCGTCTAGTGTTCGTAAAACTAAACCGGAAGATGTTAAATCTTTCATATTTTTTACTTATTGTCGTGTTAAATTATGTTTGCTTGCGTTGCATTAATAGAAGTTGTTGGTTGAATACCTAAGCTAGTATTTGATGCAGTTGTTGGTCTAAATTTAGCGTTTATGTTAACGTCAAATGTAAACTTCTTGCCTGAAATTAAAAGATCAAAGCCTATTTTTTTAGTGTATTCAAATTGGCTATTCATCGTATTACCACTGACGCCACTTGGATTACCTAGAGCATCAGTCATTCTGTATTGGAACATGATAGGTATTAATATGCTATCTTGTTCACCAGAAAATATTTGCTTTGATGCGCTAGAGTCTATGCCTTCTACTTGATATGAACTAAGACTGTTTAGGTCAACGTACGCAGCAGCACCTACTGTATTTTGACCTACAAGATATTTGTCATCTTGTTTAAAGCCAATAATTAAGTCATTGCTTTTTGCATTTTGTACCATTACTTCCCTGTAAAGAGAGTTAAAGTGCTTTATTCTATCGAATTCAGTTTGTAAAATTGTAATGTCTTGCTGTGCTCTATATTCTAAATATGCAGGGTGTAAGTTAGTCATTGCAACATAACCATTAAGAGCAGCAGAGCTTAACAACTTAAAGTTTTCTACAAGACCACCATCTAGCTGTATAACGTTTTTGGCAGAGTCTACTGCAGTAGTGTCAATATCAGCAGGGCTAACCAACGTAGAGCTTTCACCACCAGTTGCTAAGTATAAATCAGCATCACCATTAATGTTTGTTGCTCTATTGTAAAATATTTGACCTTGTTTTTGGTCTATGACCTCATTCGAACCACTAATAAGCAGTGCTGATTTATCGTATGCTGCATTGTCTACATTTTGATTTAATGAACCAGGCGTAATTGAAAGCAATTCAACCGTTTGTGCATTACGATTCATTAACCTAAGATAAAATTGCTTAGTTACTATTGAACCCCAGTTAGATTGTTCCGTTAGATCAACCTCTTCTGTATAGTAACCAGCAAACAACTTAACAGTTGAAAAGTTATTAACATCGTATGTTCTAAGGTCTTCATCAACTAGTTGTACTGAAACGGTGGCATATCTTCTATCGACTAATTCTTCTAGTAATTTAATTCTGTTTTCTAGCAGGCTAGTGTATTCAAACATTGAAATCGTTGTTTGTTCGTTTGTCACATAACCAGATGCAATCCGTTTAGCCTCGTGTGCAAAAAACTTTTCTTGTTCTCTAAAGCTGCCAGCAAGATGTTCAGTTATGCCTTGATTGTTAAATTCTTGCTGCACTCTAACTGTTAATGCATCTTCTGTATTTTTTCTTGCTATTGCTGCAGTGTCTGATTCTTGCAGCAGTTCAACTGGAAAGTCAACCCTGACTAAGTCAGACCAGTCAGACATAACAGGTGCAACCGGCCAACCTGCTTCAGACATTGCCTTAACTTGAAATTCTACACTTTCACCATATTGAATTGCGACATCTAGCTGATTAATGTTTGACTGATCACTATCAGATGGACTATTAATTGACCATTTTGAATTACCGTCTTTGTCAACAACTCTATTAAGGGGTTCTGTTTTAACTGTAGTCCAAGGTGTAAAGCTAGCACTAACTTTATTTTCACCGTCAGTATAGACTAATTGAGTAGCATTGGCACTGTTACCTACATTAGATACGTATCTAAACCTTGCCTGATATTGTACTATTTTTTGTGGGTCCGTTATGTCAGACGGTATGTCACGTTGTATTGGCCAAAAGCCACGAACCCTGTATTTAGGACTGATGCTTGCCTGTTCTGATGTATTCTTAAGCAATGTGTTTATGTCACCGACTAAAGAGCCTAGCAAAGATGTCTTTTGCATTTTATCATTAATAATTGCAGTTCGTTTTGAAACATCATTTTCTCTTTTTGAAACAGTGCTATAGTTACCTTGTGCGATTTTAGACGTTAAGGTAAAAATAGAACTGTTTAAGACTTCTATTTGTGAAGTTATAACATCTTTTTCTTTTTGTATTTTTCTTAACTTTTCTGTCGTAGGTGAATTTGTTAGGTGTGCATTTATTTGAACAACTTCAAAGTCTTGAGCTATAAGTGTTGGTTTTGTTGGTGTTTGTCCAAGATTTGCAGGTATTAAGCTTTCTCTAACTATAGATTCAAAGTAACGACCAACATCTGCCACTTTACTTGAAAAGAATTCGTTAAATCTAAATGTTTCACCTGCCTGTACAACTGTAAAGTTATCAGCAATAAAAAGTTTTGCTGTACTTTTAGAACTAGCAAAACCAGTTTGATCGTTAATTGGACTAATAAAAATTATTGACTGCTCTTTAAGTCTAACAGGTATTCTAATAATAGCCTTTGACTCTTCTGTTGACAGAATTGAAAGCTGTGCTTCACCAGTTAAGATTGAACCAATACCAGCATCATAAATACAAGTAAGCACATCTGATTTTGCGTTAATAGACTGTATTGATATTCTTACTGAGCCATCTTTTGTTGTTAGCGCGTCACCAACATCTAGTCTTTTTGACTGTTCAACTACATTTAAACTGTCGTTGTATCTTAAACTTTCAAGTGTTACAAGTACAGTATCGTTGGCTGTTGCAACAGAGCTAGTAACATTAAAGTCACCTGAATATCTTGCCTGTGTTGCTTGATTTAACTTATCATATTCTTGCTCTGTCCAAACAAAGTCACCAGTTGCAAGTATTCTTTTTGCTTCTGAGTATGACATACCATCGCTAAATGTTGACATATCACCGTCAGTAACAAACAGCTTAGTAACTCTAGTCTGTCTAGTCTTTTGGTAATCAGCAGATAGTGTCAGCTCAACTTCAGTTAGGGGTGACAGCAGGCTTTCAATAATTGTGTTTGTTGATAGTTTAACATCAGATGCCATATCAATGTCACTTGCCATTACAGAAGGCAGTGATTTTCGATGAGAAGTTACGAATATTTCTCTAAAACTGCCGTCCTGTGCGACCAGAGCAGATTGATTTTCAGTTAAGCCTGATAAGTTATCAAAAGATTGTAATAGTCTTTGTAACTTATTAGACAAGGCAATATTTGAAGGTATAAGGACATTAGTTATGCCACCGTCTTTATTTTCGAGTGCAACAGAAATTTCTGACTCTTGAGTAGTAAGCGCTTGCATATAACCGTTTGCTAATTTTACTATGTTAGCGTGATATAAGTTTACGTTTTCGAGCTGTGCTGTTAGAGAATTGTCGTTCATTGTCTAAATTTACTTTTAGTAATATATGTATACATTGCATGTAATGATGAGTTTTTACAACTTAGCGGCCAGCATGGCACAAGAAAAAAAGCTAGTCAACGATTGACTAGCCTTTCAACAAATAACAACCAACAATAAGCAAATAAGAAAGCAACCAGCTTTGGGTTTTTCAGGGATTCTGGTTTATCAAATACTGAATCCCTTTCTGTATTTGATCTAACAGCGTACTCACTGTGTTACTTTCAATGGTGTAAAAGACTCGGCCTCCTTAGCCTACTAAAACATAGGTGGCACTTTAAGAGTAGGTTTAAAGCCAGTTAGTGGATATCTTGAAAGGACTTACACCCTCACTAACACAAGTCTTTTTATTTTTTAACCCCCTAAAGGGGGAGGGCTATTTGAAGATGCCCTCCGATGTCTTACCTTATGCAGCTGCTCTTAGAGCAACATGATTAGGGTTTAATTGTCTAACGTTGTCCGTTAAAGTATCACATATCCTAACTATCAAATCATACTCACTAATCAATGCCAGTCGAGCCCATATTAAAATGTTATTCTTAGTGGACTCGGAGAGATTCGAACTCTCGTCTTAATGAACCATTGAAAGCCTAACAGCTATGCAATTTTGTATTTACCAATGCGGTAAAAATGATCCTTAGTGAGGAGTCGAACCTCATCTAGCTACTTGTAGCAACTAGCCAATCTTAACCTATTTCGATTGCAAAGAAAACTTAATCCTAAGATTAATAAGGTCGGGAACTGATTTATTGATTCCTAACTCCACCATTCATTTTCTTTTTGACAGAGAAAATAAAAAATAACTGTTTTATAGTTTAATTAAACCATTAGTGCCAAAATTGTTAGCTGACCTTTTCGTCAAGGCCAATTGTGCAATCATTGGTGTATACCAACGCTGGTCAATAATGTCTTGAAACATTTTTGTTGCCTGCAAACGGTCAAGTACCTCGCGCCACTTGTCTTGGTCTAACATTTCATGCAACTTTTGTTCTAAATTGTTATTGTCAACTAGTAAGTTATTTGCTACGATAGCCATAACTTCTATGTCAGGTATTAGTGTCCACATTGCATGTTGATGAACTAAAGGTAAACAATCATGCATTACAGATTCAACAAACCTAAGCATACTAAAAGTATCTATGTGATAAGATGGCACAACTAGCGTGATTTTAGATTCCAAAACCTCTAGCAAGTACTCATTCCTGCTTACGATTGTGCTTTTTGTTTTTACACCGGTAATGGCATCATACATTGAGTATCTAAGGTTAACTGTTATGTCGCCAGCGCTCTGTATTTCTTTAACAGTCTCAATGATAGTGTCTCTAGTTTTGTCCTTAAATGAACTAATACCTAGAGTGAAATCTGCTAGCTTTAGCCTTGGGTTGACCTGACCTTGACTGTACATGTAAAATTGTAATGGTAAGTACTCATAGTCAGAGTCTTCCATTTTGTCATAATAAAATTGACGAGTATTGCCTTCGTAGATAAACTTAATTTCTTTTGGGTCTATCACAAAATGGAACAAGTCAGGTTGACTATATAAGCCAAGCACGGCATATAAACGAAATGCTGGATCAATAAAAACATGTGGTATGTCAACGCCATCTATGACACGATCATACTTGCTATTATGCCAGTTACTATGTATTAACTTTGCCAGTTTTTGACCAACATCACTAAACATAGGCATACCGACAACGAAAACACGATCAATTAATGGTACTGTGTCATACAGTTCACCTGTACTTGAGAATACAGTTTCATGTATGCTATTGCTATACGTATTCGCCAAGCCTCTTGCTATTTTTGACGATGCTTCACTTCTGACGCCATCAAATATTATAAACTTTTCTTTTGTTTCAGTGAACAAAGACAAGAGTGTTTCTTCTATTAGTTCTAAATAGTTTTGGTTTGGTGACGCAATAAAAATTAAGTTCATATTATATGCATTTTATAATTTCGCCCGAGTTGTCAGTTGCAGTGTCTACTTCAAGCTTGTATATTCTCATTTTTGTTTCTGTTTCTAAAAAAGACTTAAAGTGTTCGTTTACTTCTCGTAATTTACTAGACTTCATTTTGTACATAAAGTGATTAAGGTCATCGTTAAATTTAAAGTCTTCACCTGCTACGAAAACAAATTGATTTACTGAGTCAAATATTGACAGTAAATAGTACTCAAATTCGTAAACAGACTGATACATGTTGACCTTGTTAAAGTAACGCTTAGTTAGCGCTGGCCTGTTGACTATGTTATAAACAGCAAAAGCGTAATGCATTCTGTCTGCTATGACTATAGTGCGCCTTTCGGTATTTCCTAACCTCAGCCACATTTGCTTAATAGTTCTAGCCTGTATTGCTAAGTATTCCAATTGCTTCATGTAAAAGTTCTCGTTTTCCCGAGGATGCATAATATCTGTAAACTTAGGATATGTAAGGTCTTTGTTATGGAAGTCAATCCAGTCAATACCTTGCCTAGTTAATTCTGACTTTACGCTGTTTATTGTTGTGGTCTTACCAGTACGATCAGTACCATCGATAATTAATAATTCTAGTGCCATGTATAAGTTGTTATGTATAAATAAAACAATCCGGCTAGAAATCTAGCCGGATTTTAATATAATGGTCTAAAAAGTCTACTATTTGTAAACATAGGCACTAATACTGTTGCCGTATTTAGCAGCTTTATTTTTCATTTGCGAGCCAACCGCAAAGTCAACCATTTTACCAAAAAATAGAGGTCTACCGTTTTGGTCGTGCTTAAATGATCGAATTTCATCTGGTTTAGCAATTGGTTTAGTACCAGACGTAATAACTACTCTAATTGAACCATTATTTAGTTCGTAGATTTCATAAGTTGAGTCTTCTTTCCACTCGTCATAGACGTTAAAGTATTTCGACTTACCAGTTTTTAGATTCATTTTACCGATTGGTAGAATTGGCGAATCTAATCCTTCGTTTACAAATGATTCCGTAATGTGATTGCTTAATGACCTCATAGTTTTGTTTGTTTGTTTATTTATTTATTGCCCTTTCTAACTTCTTTAGCCAAATCTGAGTCTGCTCCACCCCATGTACCTTTGCCTTTTTTAATGAATGCATTAACTCTAGCAAAACCCCAGCCTTCTTGTGACATTCCAGCATGATGACTAGTGTTCCATGCACCCATACCTCTACGCATTACTGCACGAAGTATACCAATTGGCATACCAGACTCTTTAGCTTTTTTGTCTAGACCTTTGTTTGTTTGTTCACTGTCTAATGGCTTTCTTGACGTTGACTTGTCTTCTTTTTTGTCTTCGTTTGCTAATGATTCAAAGACTAATTCTTGTAAAGGTTTCATGTCTTTTTTTTTTTTTTTTTTATTTTTATTGCATACCTGCGTATGTACTCATTTTCTTAATTTCGTCCTCTAGCTCTCTTTTGCGATCACGACCGTTTGATGCTATTTGGTCATAGTTTAACTGTACACCGCCGGGCATTTTAAAGTTAAATGTTGTCATAATTCGACCTAGTTGCTCTTCTACTGCAGCAGTAACATAGTCTTCAAACATATAGTCACCATACAATTGTGCAGGGTGTAGTCTTGTTGCAGCTTCTAACGCTAAACCGTCTGGTATAGAAGTCATTAGTCTAAATATTCTAGTGTTTTTGTTAAACGTTGCACGTATACCTCTAGTGAATGTTTCTTTGTATTGTGCAATTTCATACATTTGAATTACAGCATTACTAACATTATGTGCACTGCTACCGTAACCTGAACCACGACCACCACCGCCACTACCGTACGTATTAAGTAATCCAATTTTTAGTGCTTCATCCATTCTGTAACCTAAACCACTACCGTTTGCAGCTTTCCAGTCAAGTATGCCTTCTATGCCGTTAGGTAGCAATAGGTCAATGTTGCCACCTGACTGTGGTGCATCAACTATTGACTGTTTAGGTATGAACAGTATTTGATCTTGTGTTGCGTCAGGGTACCAATACCAAAACCATTTTAGTGATCTAACAACAATAGCAAAAAATGCATCAGCTGGCAACTCAAAAGGTAGTGCGCCTGAACCTGTAATTCTTGAAGAAATCAAGTCTAGGAAAGCTACATCTTCAAACGTTAACTGTTGATATTTAGGATTATTGCTATTGTCTGCTGTTAGTGCTGGCATAGTTAATTATTTATCAGTTAGTGTTGGACTTTATTGATATTTAGTCATATTTAGTTGAGCATAATCATCTAGCAACGGCTTCATTACTTCGTCAAATTTAGTCTCGTATTTTTTAGCCATGAGCAATTTATTACGACTAGTTGATTTAACTCGTTCGACTAGCAATACCTCAAAACCATCTCTGATTTCTTTCATTGTGCCAACTACTCTATAGTTATTTGGCTTTTCGTTTAAGAATATTTTGATCTCTAGCGGAAATACTGAGATTGACCCTATGCTGGCCTCTTTGTAAAACTTTAGCAGCCCTGACTTAATTTTTGCTACTAAATTTTCACGCATTTCTTCAATTTCTTCTTTGGTCTTTTTGCCTTCATTTACAAAAGATTCCGTGATGTGTGTACTTAATGATTTCATAGTTCAGTTTATTTTTTATTAATTGTCTTTAGTGCCTTGTCGTCATCGTCGCCTGTATATAACTCGTCACCATCGTAAGTGAATACTTGCCAACCTGGATCGCCAAAACCTAAGTCTACTGTTAAAAATGATACTTGTTTATCTTCAGTTGATACGTCCCAAAGTTTAAGGTTTTGATCCCATACTGGTTTAGCACCTACAGCACGGGCAATTTTAATAACGCGATCTGGCGCCTTAGGGTTCATACTTTCCGTGATGTGTGTACTTAATGACTTCATAGTTCAGTTTATTTTTTATATGTATACCTACTTTGGTTTGTTTAAAAACTTTTCTGTTACAATAATAAATCGCCACCCTCTATCATTACAAACTTTTTGCGCATGCTGCCACTTTGACCAATTTTTAGCCGCTCGTTTATTGGCATCAGCAAAACGTCTTTTTTCTTTTAGGTTTTGTAACCTTTGCCATTTGTTACCAAAACGTTCAGCCTCTGTCACTTCGTGTACAGGTTTAACTTCAATTAGCCAAACTTCTGGCTTAGTTGTCGTGACAGTAAAATCAATGTAATAATTGCGCTGCTTTCCTGTATTTAGACAAAGATACTTAATGCTAAATGGTTCTGATGACCATCTAGCTACAATGTCAGACACTTCACACCAGTGCATAAACTTAAACTCGTATGAGCTTCGATATATGCAGGGTTCTGTTGGATTTTGATACTTAAGTGACTTTGTAACATCAAAATAGCCTTGCTTAAATCTCGACTTCTTACCCATTTGCGGCTTGAGGTTTTTGATTTTGTTAGGCATGTTTTTTGTTTGTTAGTTTGTTAGTCTTTCATAAACAGCAAAAAGTAATGAGTTGCAATTTCTAAAAACGTTTCGAAATTGCCTTCATATTTATATTGCTTGGTTTTGGCTGACGTAGTCACACCAACTTTATTACTAGAAATATATAGGCTAACAATGCACGTTGAACCGTCTCGTAATTGAAAGCTGGCTGTACTCTTACCTGACCTAGCTTCTTTGGTTGTTACTTCATATGCGGCACCTAACTCTAGTGCATCAAAGCACGATAATAATAAGGCAATATCGTCATCGGACCGTAATGACTTAGCAACATTTTTTATGTTACGAATATCAGGGTCGCGGATTGGTATAAGGCCAAGTTTGTTAACCTGTTCTACTGTAAGTTTACCACGAAAACCCGGTCTGTTAGAATATAACTGCGTGTCTACTATAATATTATCATCAGATTTCCAAGTAATACTCGATATAGAGTTATTAGTAACAGAGTAACAATGATAAACATTGCTATCGGTTAATGTCTCACCTGAAGCTTTTAGAAAAATAGGTACTAACTTAACTGAAGTTTTTGTTAATCCAGTCACAGAAAAAGATTCAGCAATCGTACTTGTTAGTGATTTCATGTTTTATTTTATTAGCCGTTAATGACTTGTTGTAGTTCAGATGTGTTAACCTCTCTAGTTACGCCATCGCCATAAAACTTTACTGTTGCAGTAGCATCTGCCTTGTTGATAATAGAGCCTTGACCCCATTTTTTGTGCATTACGTCCATAATAATTAGTATTTTATTTATGTATACAATTGCGTTAATTAGTATTAAATATTGACCTGCTACACCTTAATGTATTCTGAGCCAGTTTCGGTTATGATATTTGAATAGCCTGCCCACACTGTTTCTGTTCTAATATCATTAATACCTCGTAGCTTGTTACCAGTAAATGCAAGTTTAAGCATTCTGCCCTGTTGGCGGTCTAGCTTTTCTTGGTCAGATAAAAAGTTACCCATACCCCATACTGCAATATTGTCACCAACCTGTTCAATTTGACCTACCATGTGTGAATGTGTGTAAACAACCATGTCAATACCCATTGACCATAAGGCCGCAGTTTGACCTCTTTGGGTTAGTGTTGGGTCTTTACGATACTCACGACCGCCATGTATGTATGCAATATTATACTTGCCGGGTACTGGTGTAAAAAGTGCAGGTTCTAACCATTCTAATAAGTGAGAACCATTCATGTTATTTGAAAGTGTTGTTGCAGTATGTATGCAAACATCTGTGCCTTCAAGCAACAGTGTTCTTTTTCCTAGGTGACCAATTGGTACAATGCCAGACTTTATACAGTTGTCTCGTGTATCATCAAGCCCCAGTTTGCCCATATCAAAAGTATGATTATTGGCCAGTGACATAACATTAAAGCCATGCATTTCAAGAGCCAAGAGAAGCTTGACTGGACTATTAAACTTTGGAAAGCCAGACAGTTTAAAGTTTTCAGAGACTGTTGTTTCTAAATTACCAATGGACCATTCTGACTCTAAAAGGTGATGTGCAATCTCAATAAATGTATCATAATACATACTAGGCAATGCCGCTATTGCTGCAAGTTGCTTCTCATGTTGCATAATGTCACCAACAATAGTAACTGTTTTTGTTTCAGCTATGACGGGTACTGCATCAGATAATTTTATCATTATGTTGTCTTTTTATATGTATAACTTATGCTGTTAGCTGTAATTGTACCGTCAGCGGTTGCTGTTTTTGTTTCATTTTCTAAACTAGTCATTTTTTGTTCCATTTATGATTGCCTTTAGTTGAGTAACGTAGTTTGGGTCTTCTGCGTAGTTTTGTGCCAAGTAGGCAAAGTAGGCATTGCGATCTAACCTGCTTAGGTATTTTGATTGATACATTGCATAGTCTAGTACACTGTCGTACCAAGAGTCATATATTGCATGACCTCGATTAAGACCCTTATGTGTTGTTGTTCTTAATGCTGCAGCTTTCATGCCAAACAGGTTGTTGTTTTCCTTAAATATTGTAGACGTAAAAGAGCCAGTTTCAAGAACAGATTGTGCATAAACAATATCAGCATGTCTAAAATTAAGAGACTGTAATTCAGAACGAAGTGCAAGTGGACTAAATTGACGCTTTACATTAACAACAATAAGTTCGGATTCTATACCTGTAGGACTGGTATCTGTAACCTCTTTTGGCACGAATGCAGTAATTGTCAGTAAGACCAAGGTGCAAGACAAGGCAACAAAGAGGCATTGCCTCGTTGCATAGTGTGGTATCTTGTCGTATTGTAGTGTTTCTTGATTAAATCGATAAGCATTTTTCATAATGTTTGTTTTAGTCTTGTGTAATGTCTAATGAACATTTTGCTAAAATGTATGGGTACTGGTGTAAGTCTAGATTAACACCGGCGTATGCCTTTTTTGCAATGCTAAACTCTGTTGCTGGACTTAATTGTTCCCAGCCGCTTGGATGAGGGCATGCAACAAAATACGATAGTATTTTTATGCCTTGTATGCCTAAAATAGACGTTGCCATTTCTTGTTTTTGTGCTTCTGTTAGGGCTTTAGCTGTGTCTAGTATTTCTAAAATTGAATCTTCTATGTTCATGTTGGTATTATGTTTTGTTGTTATATAAATATATAACAATTAGTGGTTAAAATGAACCCTAAAGTGTTAAATTTTCAGGAGTTGTTAACTATAGTGCCAGTTTGTTTATATTTTTAGTTTACCGGCTATAAGTAAGTGTACCATATCCTTATATGATATCGTTGTTTCTTCCTTTTTGCCACTGTCGTCCATAGTTGTTAACGTATCCTGTTCATAGCACTCACTACTGATGTTAACAAATGACTTTGCCACTTTACCTTTACTTTGTGCGTATTCACGAAATAATCTACGACCTTTGCTGTTTGACATTGTTTTAGTTTTATGTTATGCATCTTTGATGCAATTAACCAAATCTTTTGGTGTTATATAAATATATAACAATTAGTGATGGCATGACAACTTAAAGTGTTAAACTTTCAAAAGAAATATGTTGCCTTGCCAAACAGTCAAAAGACCGTTGAGTTAAGGGCACAAAAAACCCTGCTAACTAAGTAGCAGGGTTTTTCTTAACGTAGATTTAAGCTTGTAGTGTTTATTTAGTCTGCGCAGTAAAACCTTTGTAGATACCGGTAGCGGCTGCTCCTAAGGTTGTTGCAGAAATTATTGTAAACGTAACACCAGTTGCAGATTCTAATAGAGGTTGCAAGACGGGTAGCCATGCCAGTAACAAATAAATTACTATTGCGCCTCCAAGTGTAACACCAAATGGTTTTAAGTTAGTTTGTATGAATATTGCCCAATCAACATTGTTAGACGTAATATGTTTTTTGGCTTCAGCAAGAAGTATCAACACTTGGCCTAAAATAAATGGCAAAAAGAATGCCCATATTGCACTAATGCTAGTAACTAATTCTCCAGCATCTGTTACTGCAGGTTCATCAACTGCTACAGTATCAACTGCTACAGTATCAACTGCTACAGTATCAACCACTACGGTTTCAACTGGCGGGTCTGTAACCGCTGCGATTGCTAGTGTACCTGAAAAGGTAAACATAAGCATAAAAAGTAATAAAAATTTTTTCATCATTTTGTATTTTTAGTTTGTTTGTTTTAGTATGTATATAATATAACAATTACCAAGTTGTTTATCGTCGATTAGACAACGCTGCTAAACTGCTTAACCCAAACGCTATGTCCACTATCATACACTCGATCTATGCCTTTCTTTAACATTATTTCTTTTTCTGTCATGTTTGGGTCTGCACCACTTTTTACTAATTTATGCTTCATGAATTGAGCCCTATGTTTTCTTTGTTGACCAATAACATAAAAATAATTAGGTTTACTATCGTGCTGCCAAGTAAAACCTAGAGTTTCGTATAAAGAACCAATAGACCATCTTTTGTCTGCATAGCTAATAATTTGTTCTGGTCTTTTGTCCTGACAAAAATGAGCAAACATTCGACTGGCTGCCCCATGCACAATGCTATGTTTAAGAACTGCAAACCTTAGTAATTCATATTGTCCAATTTTTGACTTTGATCCTAATACAGATCGTTGATTACCAAACGACATAACACTAACCAATGTTTCTTTATAAAAAAGACCAAGCCTATGTTTAGAGCCTACACTACCCTGTATGTGATTGTCGACTAAAAACACATTACATTCTTTAGCACCTATTTGTTTAATTGTACACTGCCTAGCACCTATTTTGTTTTTGCTAAGACCTAAAATATTACGTATTCTAGATTCAACAATTTGCCTTTTTTCTAGCCATTCATCTTCAAAAATATGAATAAGTCTAAAACCAGCCAGTTTACAGCTTTCTGTTTTATTAGCGTGATAATTTTTGCCTTTTTTGCTATGCCAATATAGACCATTATATTCAATTGCAAGTTTATGGCTTTCTATGACAATGTCTATTTCTTTAGGGCTTATTGTTTGTCTACAGTTTACCTTAAAACGTAAACCTAATGAATGAATAAAATCTCTGACTTCTTGCTCTTGTTTTGAACAAGTAGCAGCACATTTTGGGCAACCTTTGCCACTAAGATGGTTGTCTACTCTTTGTCTAAAGTTGCCATGTTTAGGGCAAGCAATTACTATTTTTGACGACCTTGCTAAGTAAACAGCATCTTCGTATTCATACTTTTCTCCGTGTACATGTTTGCATCTAGACTCTAGCGTGCTTGCTAATTCTACCAAAAGTGGATTATTGTAGCAGCTAGGGCAATGTTTTTTCCCTGTTATGTGTGTTCTTGGTGTTATTGAAAATGGCCCGTGTTCATTGCATATAACAGTAACTGGCACTAAAGGTCCTTTATACTTAACTTCAGACCAATCAAACTTTCCTTTGCCATGCACGTTAATGAATTCCTGTACTATATGACTAGTCTTTTTAGCTCTACCTGAGCACATTGGACATGCTTGGCCTTCTTTGTGTCTCTTGTGGGTTTGCTGAAATTCACCATGAATATTGCAAACTATAGTAACTTTATCTGTAGCAGAACGATACAACACTTTGCTGTAATCATATAGTGAGCCATGAGTTTCGATAAAATGTATAACAACCTGTTCGGTCGTCCATTTCATACGGCTGCAACCTCTACAAGCAGACCTTTTTAAGTGCTGCCATGCTTTTTGTTGAAATTCTGTGCCATGCAACGTACATTTAATGTTAAGTTTAGTGTCTAAATTAACCCAATTAGACATGTCATATTCATAACCTTTAGCTATCCATTTTTTATTAGCCTCATTTAAGAATCCCTCAGTCGTCATAATTTGATTTATGTTTAATTAAATTATGTTTAGTCATTCTGGTGATGCAGAATTCGATATGCTTAACAATAAACAACAAAAAGCCACTCCGAAGAGTGGCTTTCCATATTAAAATTAGTGTTGTATATGCTAATGCTTATACAATACCAAAGTCATTGCTTACACCGAAAGTGATGTACTGTGCCTGAGGGTGGAAACCAGCAGGAACTAAAGCATAGCGCGAAGTTACGACTACCTTAGGCGCCATAGACGTTTCAGAGATAGTTTCTAAAGATTCACCTAACGTGTAGATAAACGCCTTTAGACCTGGGTCCTGATCAGTACCACGACGACCAACTAGTACACGGTTATCATACCATGCCATGTTAGGGTCAACGTAAACTTTGATACCACCGTTTACTTCACCAATAGAATAAAGGTTTTTCTTATTCAATCCAACCTGATTTTCAAAAGGCAGATAGTTGAAACCTTTAACGTCCTGGATAGCAGTAGCTAATTGTCCGTTAATAACACATATATCACCTGCACCATGACGACCAACTAAGGAGATCAAGTTAGATGCGGCTAGGATTCTTGTAAGGATACGTCTAGAACGAGTAGCATTGTTCTCTGCAGAACTATTTGCTTCAGCATTCTTAACTGCTGTAAATTCAGCAAACTTATCACTACCTTGAAGGTCCTTAAATTCAGTTAGACCAAAATCAGCAAGGTCCTTATTTGCATTAACTGCAGGATCACCAATAAACAAGTTGAAATCAACACCTTGTGCATTTCTAAGCTTTGCAGCAGAGTCAACACCCATGCGGAACATAGTCTTGAGGATATCTTTGTTTAATGACTGAGTAAGTTCATTCTGGGCAGTCTTATAAATTTGACTCATTCCATCTTGTCCGTAAGCAGCAAGGTCTCTAAGTTGAGTTCTTGTAATCTCAGCAAGAACTTCTTGAGTTCCAGCTTCAACTGAAGTACTAAACATTCTTAAAGATACGATGTTTTGAGTTCCATCTTCACCTCTTTCACGAGTTGAAGTATATTGCTCTGAACCATCATATGTAGCACCTGGCTTAGTAAATTCTGGAATGTGCATGTCAACTGCAGATACAAGATCACCTGAAACTGTAAGGTTATCACCAGCAACTGTTTGTGCAACAATATCAGCAATAGCTTCACCATTAGCACCAGAAAGGCCTTTCACTAAAATCCATGTACTACCTGCTCCAGCAGCAATTTTTAATAGTGTACTTGGTACAACATCAGTTACATCACCAAATGCAAATTCAGTTGCTGCAGCACCACCGGTAAGTGCAACCGCTCCGTCAAACTTAATGATTGGGTTACCATTAATTCTGTGCTTACCAAGAAAAGTTCCATAAAGTGCAGACTGTGTAGCCTGAGCTTGTCCAGCTGCAGCGGTTTTCGCCAATGCAACCTTATCTCCTTTTACTAGGTTCTCGTAACGACCTGCAGCCGTACCAGATTTGTCACCAGATAGTTCGATAAAAATATCAGATTCACCTTGCTTTTCTTGATTTTGGTCAAGATTACCAGAGTAAACACTATCTAAATAACCGAACATCATAGAAGGGAATTCCATTGGAATTACCGGTAGAAGTTCAAGTCCCATTGTGTATGCTGCAACATTCATTGCTATAGCAAGTTGTTGATTTGGCATATCACCAGAACCTTTAGAATAACCAGGTGATACAATATCACCGTGATTTTGTCCTACACCAGGAAATTTTACTGGTCCCATACCTGGAACTGCTTCTGGTCCTTGACTACCATAGCTTTCGTTGATGTTACCACGTGCAGACTCTGTCAATAGGTTTTCGTTAACCTGCAACATAGTCGACATCCATTTTAGTTTACCCGCATCTTTTACGCCAGTAGACTCTGTAATTAGTTCAGACCAGCCTTCAAATGCTTGGTCTTCGTTTAAAGTACGATATCTCATTGTTTATTTATTAAAAGTTTAATTGAATTGTTTAAATTGTTGAGTATATATTGTTAACTTAGAATCCGCCTTGCAACCCTTTGGCGAAACTAATAAAACTATTGCGATGTGCAGTTTGACCTTGAGCTTCGGCAGATTCATTAACGTTGCGTGTGCGAACTTTGCCGCCATGCATTGTTTCAAAATCTAAAGACTTCCAAAATCTACTAACATCACTGTCAGATTCCATTACACGAATAGATGCTCTCTTGTATACAACACTGCGTTGTGTTTCATTAAGCGCTTGCCACATTGGCTTTAGGTTTTCTGGTATCATTCTTAACCATGACGGTGCACCAGAAAAGAAAAATGCTTCATCTACTTTTACTTGGTCAGGTTTAGGCATTTCAGATGGCATAGATTTGGCAGCAGCAAGGTCTTCATTTATTTGACCTAATAACTTAGATGAAAATAAGTGTGACATTTCATCAACTTTGTCTTTGTCTTTGTCCTTGTCCTTGTCCTTGTCCTTGTCCTTGTCCTCGTCCTCGTCTTTGTCCTTGTCCTCGTCCTCGTCTTTGTCACTATACATACCTTTAGATTCTGTAATCCAGCCTTCTAGTACATTTGCATAGTCACCAGAAATCCATTCCTGAATTGACTCACCTAACATAGGTGCAAATTGTGAAGTGATCCAAGATTCTGTAAGTACCGCATTGTGTGGTAATACTTCATCTTTGATCCAAGCTTCAGTAACCGCAGCATTGTGTGGTAATACATCTTCTTTGATCCAAGCTTCAGTAACCGCAGCATTGTGTGGTAATACATCTTCTTTGATCCAAGCTTCAGTAACCGCAGCATAGTCAGCAACAAGCCATTCCTGGATTGTTTGACCAAAACTAGGTGCAAAGTGAGACTTGATCCAATTTTCTAAAATCGGCGAGTAAATTGTAGCAAAACGCTCATTCATTAATGCAACTACTTTAGATTCAGCCATTTCATCATCCATATCCATTCCATCCAATGCATCTTCAGGATTTTCAATACCGGCAGCTTTCACTGCTTCGTTGATCATATCCTGTACTGCATCTTTTGAAACAAAATTAGATTTTAATCTAGCTTCAACTGTTTCATACACACCTAATAAGGCAGATTCTGTAATAACATCCCCTTGAGCATCCAACGGATACTCATAAGTTTCTGCTATTATAGCACCGTCGCCATCATATGATTCGTACACTGACTGTTGAAGACCAGCTTCAGCAAATCCAGCAGTACCAACAAGGTCAAACGTAGACATATAGTCAAGTTTAACAGAGCCGCCTTCTGCTACATTACCTACAGCTCTAGAGCTAATTGGCAATGTTGATTCAGAACGTACAATTGATTGGGCAATTTTACCATTTGGTGTGTCTAATAAGAGCACCCGACCTCTAACAAATCCATCTTCGTCTAAACGAATCGACATAATCTTATGTGATACGTTTTGAAGATTAATATTCATTGATTTAGGGTGTTCCATTTCTCCAAAGATACCATTTTCTTCAGAGATTCTTTTTTGCATTAATTCAACGTGTTTAGCATACTCATCTCGCGGGTAGAAACGCTTGTTGCGATTTTGAGAATCCACTCTACCAAAAACACCTTCGACTAACATCATACCAGCTGGTACTGTGTCACTTTGAATTTGTTTTAGTTGTGAACCCCGGTAAACCTCAACGATAAGTTTTTTGTTGTTCATACTAAGTTTGAATTAAGTTAATTATTAAATAGGTTATATGTATTCAAGTTAGGTTAATTTTAACATGTTCAATATATTAAAAATGACATATGTAACTTATATGTAAAAATAAAGACACAGTCACAAAAAGAAGTGCAATCTTTTTAAAAAAGATTGCACTGTTTGCAAAGCAGTTGTTGCTCAGATTAAATATGGGCTTTTATTTTGCGGCTCTACTGACCGGACACGAAAAAAGACAATCTTAAAGATTGCCTTTTTTCTTTCGGTCGGTAGCGAATCGAGCGGAGTATTTAATTTCTTTACTTTCTTGTTATCATTACGAATCTAACGATATTCATTCTTCTTTATTTGTCTCTTTTTGTTATGAAGTCTCTGAATGCTATTTCATTGTTTCGATTTTGGTCACCAATAGCAGAATCAATCATGAAATTATTCCTTAGGCCTAATGCTTTTTCTAAGTACTGATTGGCTTGTTCAAAAGAAAAACTACCTCCTCTGTATGTTTCGATGTTGTATCTACGTAAGATGTCGGCTTCTATCGGGGTGATCTTAACCTTGTTTGGTTTTAGCGTAGTACTACTGACTTCATGTTCAATAAAGTAGTTTAATCCGTACATACCACCACCACCGCCAATCGCCGTGTTATCATACCTATAGGCATGACCAAAAGTATAAAATTTCTTATTGTCACCAGACCAAAATAATAGTGGCGCGCCTGAAGTGACCCCAACATCACCACTTGTTCGAATATTGCCATCTTTAGCGTATTTTTTTCGTATCTTCTCTCTAATGATGTCTGTAAAATTGTATTTCCATTGGTTGCAGTTCGAAGTAGCCTTGCCGTTATCTTCGATAAACAAATCTAAAACTGGCGACATATTATTTTCGGTCATATGAAAATCATTAGCTACTCTTTTTCTAGGTATTACTTTAGTCTCTGCCTTAGAGCCTGATTCTAAGTCTACTAATTTTGAGCCCATAGCTTGTGCTGCTATTGCAAACTCTTTAGTAATTGGACTATCAGGACCAGCTATACTGACTGCTGCTTGCCACCTAGCTTCTATTTTTGTTAGACCTGTTATTGATTTAGCCATATTTTTGGCAAATTGAGCCTCTTTAGAAGGTGAACCACCAGCTTTCCTCATGATACCTTCAATTCTTTGTTCGTCTTTTGCTGCCTCGTTTAGTCGAAAAGATTCTGTAATGTGTGTGCTTAGTGATTTCATTTTGTTTTGTTTCTATAAAGTATATATCTATTGGCAGAAATTAGTAACCTATTTGTCGTGGCCCAGCCGTTATGGCTTAGATTTTTTATTTTTTATTATAGGCTGCCACAGTTGTACCATCAACTTTTCTTACAGTAACAAAACCACCACCGTTGTTGCCCCACTGCAGAGACATATTACTAAGTAGGCAATATTCCTTTGCTTCTTTTTCATTTTTAAAGCTAGTCAGGTGCAAACCCCACTTGTCGTGTTCGTTCTCTTCCGTCATATTACCACTAAATCCACCTTTTTTAAAAATTCCCCATTGACCGTTAGAGTCTTCAGACTTTGTCTTGTACGCATAAACAGAGACGTAGTCTGTCTTTTTAGTATTTAAAAAATTAGTTGCTTCTTTTTTGTCTATAAAGACTAACGGTCTGCCATATTTAAAATTGCTTTCAGGTGGATTGACCAAGTATGCGTCTTGGCCTCCTGAGAAATTAGCTTTAGTTGTTATAGTACAACCACGATCATTAAACGGTAAATTTATGTCGTATTTTTCTGAATCTTCGTTAACGAAAGATTCTGTAATGTGTGTGCTTAGTGATTTCATTTTGTTTTGTTTCTATAAAGTATATATCTATTGACAGAAATTAGTAACCTATTCGTTGTGGCCCAGCCGTTATGTTTTACTATGCTCGATGATGTAAATGTGTGCACTGTTTTCACTTATGCCCCATGTTTCATATAGACCACGTTTAATAACCTCAGCGTATGTCTTGCTTGGTCCGTTCTTTTCGTTGACTAGACTAGTGCAGTGTGTCATAGTCCATATTTGTGCACCGTCCTTGATGCCTAGACTAACAAGCTGTCCATACCAAGAGCCTCGTCTAATTGTCATACTGCCCAGTCTTTGTGCCTCGTCGAAGTCTATTGAGATGACTTCCCCTTGTATATTGCATTCTTGCATCATAACCTCTATCAATTGTGCCTTAGTGATTAACCACATTCTACCTAGGGTTTTGGCACCTGGCGTAGGGTTTGGATCAATAAATGCAACACCACCTTGCCAAGACTTTGACCTTTTAGCGAAGACTAGACTGTGGTTAATTGTGCATGGACTGTCTCTCTGTGGCGGTGTCTTATCTGTACAACCGGGATTTATTCTGTTACTACCGGCAGCCTGACCACCCTCTATGTAGCACATGAATCTTTCTTTTAGCATATTACTACCATAGCTTGCATACCAAACTTTTTCAGTGGTATCGTTACTGTTTATCATTTTGTCATATTTTTTTATTTTTTGCCTTTGCTTTTGCCAACAGTAACCGGGCACTGTTTAAGTCGTCTTGGTTCTTTGCTCGCTTGATCATTTTTTGTGCCTTTTTAATCATGTCTTCCATAGTCTGGTCGTTTATTTGTTAAACCACATCATGTGGGTAAAGTCAGTTCTTACTTTGTTATGCAAGGTGTCACTTGGTATAAAGGTTATATTTGATATTTCAGTAGCCGTTGCATATTGACCATAACCGTCATGGTCTTCGATTCTTTCATTTTTGCAAAGATCAACAAATTGTGCAATAGTCATTAATGAGCCCCGGTCATACCTAGTATCAATGGTCTTGCAAGTGTACGCCATATGCAGCCTGTATGTACGCCATAGTTTTTGTAACTCGACTGACTCTTTTGCAATAAGGTCCTTGAATGCTTTAACTCTTGCACCAGTTGCACTAAAACTGTACCCGGTCTGTTTTTCGTAAATGACTTTACGTAACTGGTCAATTTTTGCCTTTAGGACTAGTAGTTCAGATTGTGTCATCTTGTTGTCTTTAATAGATTGTTAGCGCTCTGATATTCTTTTTTACAGTTGACCACTCTGCTGAGGCCTTGAGTTCTTCAATGACTAGTGTACCAAAAAGCTTTTTGCTGTTACCTGTATAGTATGCATCTGCTATTTCCTTAGACCTTAATAGTCCACCTCCACGTATGTCATTAATTAATTTAACTGACGCCAGTTTCATGTCAGCATTTTTAAATTCATTTAACTGGTTTTTTACATCTTGTATTTTCATGATTGTATAAATTTATTCTTTTTTATTACTTTTTCTTTAAACAGTTATTAATGTATCTGAATTGTTTCTACATAAAATTCAGAATCTTTGTGAATCATTTTAAATTCGTCTTTGGCTTTATCTGCTTTTTCTTCCGTTTGGTAAAGTCGAATTATATTCTCGTCTTCATCAAAAATTGCATAGCAACTACTAACAGCAAGCATATCTAATTCCTTAGCTTGCTTGTTTCTTTCTTTTAAAATTGTGTAAGCCTCATCGCTTATTTTCTTGTCTTGGTGCAACCTATCAAGGGTAAATCCTGTTTGGCTAAGTTGGTTTTTTATTTCGTCCATATCAATTAATTCTTGTTCAAGTCTTTCTTGTGCATTTAATTTTTCTATAAATTTATTAAATGTATATTCTGGATGGTCACCATGTTTTTCAGTCCACATATTTTTTGAGGCTCTTCCTGCTTGGTACGCTAATTTTAAAACATTTAATATTGTTACTTGAGTCGCCATAATATGTTTGTTTTTATTGTTATATAAATATATAACAATTAGTGGTTACATGACAACTTAAAGTGTTAAATTTTCAAAAGAAAATTGTTGCTTTGCATAAACTTTCAAGAAGTTGTTGACTTGCATAACAGTCAAAAAGAATTGTGCTGCTATGCTTGGTTTTAAATAATTAAACAATGACACAATGACACAAAGAAAACCAGCAGGAACCGAAGTCTCAAGCTGGTTTAGTATAACGATACGCGCTATATTTATTCTTTTGGTAACTCTTTATCTGACTGATTGTATATAGTATATGTTTCATAAAAAACATCTTGATCAACAGGGTATATTTCGTCTTTTACTGATTTCATAATAAAATCGCCTGCTTTACCATGCGTAATACCTTCTAGGGTTTCACAGCTAAATGCAGTGTCTACCTGTGCTGCCATTCTTTCTATGGGTCTATTGTGACAAGATGCCAATTCTGGTAGGTTTTTAAGGTCAGCAGTAAAATGCAAGTTTAAAGGCTTGTTGTTATTAGGTATTTTTGCTTCTGTTAGTGGACTGTCAGATCGTCTTGCAGCCATTGCTTTTAGTCTATTGTCATAATCTAATGCTTCAGACACCATTGGATTCCAGTTAGACCAGTTGCCATGCTTGTCTTTTTGTACTGACATTTGTTTTTGACCATCAACTATGTCGATCTTGGCTCCAAATGCACTTAGCAATTCATTAATTTTATTTGACGTATCAACAATTTGGGCAGCAGTTGCAGTTGCTAATGCCAATTCATCATCATCATCATCATCATCATCATCATCATCATCTGTTTTGCTAACTGCTATGTCACCACTACCTTTTGTACCTGGACTTGTTGCGGTTGCTGGTGTACCGTGTGATACTGCACCTATTCCAGGTACTGCAGAAGGTGCCTGTTGACCGTAAGTCTCATCTAGGTGGCTGTGGTGGTTTGCAATAAAGTCTTTTAATTGTTCAGATACAGGCTTATCATTAACATCTAGGCTACCGTCTAGTATTGCTGGTGTAGCCTTAAGCATTGCAAGCAAGTCCTCTATGTTAATGTCAAATAGGTAACAACGAACAAGTGCACCAGGGGTTGTCATTAATATGTGAATATGTCTATGATGACCATCTGCAATATGAAAATCACGAGAGCATATGAAATTTGACTGTTCAGCAGGAACTGCAATTTCACCTTTTGCTATTCTTGTCAGGGGTTTGTCTATATTAATTTCATCTTGTGTGCATTTTAGCATTGTTGCTGGCACTAACAATTCAACAATTCGAACTCTTTTTTTGAATTCTGCTATTGATGCC